CTCAGTGATATAAATCAATACGAATTTCCTGTACTGATAACTGGCAAGGTGGCCACAGCAAATTACGCATTAAAATATGCTTATGGCACCAGTAAAGTAATACACATAGTAAACAACGACCCGGTAACAATACAATGAGAGAATGTAAACTAATAATTAAAGATGAAGTCAATGTAAAGATTGAAGGCCTAGAACTAGGTGACCGCAAAGCATTGATGAAGAAATTTGAATACGAGAAACCGGGTGCGAGGTATCTGCCAAGTGTCCGATTAGGACGTTGGAATGGCAAAATCAGTTTCTTTAGTCTAGGTGGTAGTACATTTGTAAACCTATTACCAGAGATTCTCCCCATCCTAGATAGTGCAGGGTATGACATTCAGTTGGAAGATTTGCGGACATACAGCACAACATTCAATTTTAAACAGATTGAAGAGGATACTTTTAGTCATTGTAGTTGGTCAAAAGGTCATCCTAAAGAAGGTGAACCCGTCAAGTTCAGGGATTATCAACTTACGGTGGTAAACGAATTCTTAGCCAACCCTCAGTCAATACAAGAAGTAGCAACGGGTGCAGGAAAAACACTAATGACTGCGGCATTGAGTTATAGCATTGAGAACTATGGTCGTAGTATTGTCATCGTTCCTAACAAGAGTTTGGTTGTACAAACAGAAGCAGACTACATTAATTTAGGATTAGATGTTGGTGTATACTTTGGTGATAGAAAAGAATATGGAAAGACGCATACAATCTGTACTTGGCAAAGTCTAGGTAACATGTTAAAGAATACCAAGTCAGGTGAAGCAGAAGTATCTATCGGAGAGTTTATTGAAGGTGTTGTTTGTGTCATGGTTGACGAGGTTCACATGGCCAAGGCTGAGGTACTAAAAGAACTATTAACCGGGGTAATGAGTCACATTCCAATTCGTTGGGGCTTGACTGGAACAATCCCTAAAGCAATATTTGAAGCACAATCACTGTATGTAAGCATAGGTAATTTAACTAATAAACTTAGTGCAAGTGAACTACAAGAAAAAGGTGTGCTTGCACAATGTCATGTAAACATTGTACAATTAAAAGATGAAGTAGAATTCTCAAACTATCAAAGTGAGTTAAAACATTTGCTTGAGGACCCGCATAGGTTAGATGCTATTGCTGAATTGATTTTAAAAGTGAAAGAAAGTGGCAATACATTGATACTAGTTGATAGAGTAAATGCAGGTAAAGAATTAATCAGCAGATTATCCGACGCAGTATTTGTTTCAGGTAATACAAACATGACTGAAAGAAAAGAGGAATACGATGAAATTGCAACCAGCACAAACAAAATCATTGTCGCAACCTACGGTGTGGCAGCGGTTGGTATCAACATACCACGAATATTCAACCTTGTTCTTATTGAACCAGGCAAGAGCTTTGTTAGAGTCATCCAAAGTATTGGTAGAGGTATTAGAAAAGCGGATGACAAGGATCACGTTCAAATCTGGGACCTAACCAGTAGCTGTAAGTTTGCCAAAAGACATTTGACTAAACGTAAAGAGTTTTATCGTGAAGCAAATTACCCTTTTGATATGGAGAAGTTGACATACAAGTAAAATTGTGTTACACTACATCATATGAGAATACTAAATTTAGAACACAACGAGTACTACAATCTTGAAACACTTCCTGATGAGGTAGATGATTTACGATTTGCAATATTAGATAATAGCAATCCACAGAATGTTGACTATCATTATATCCCTTTGATCTTTTTAGAGAGTTTCAACAGCCCAGCACTTGTACTACGTATCGGTGATAGAACAGTAAAGATGCCTGTTGATTGGCAGATACTGATCGGTGAACCTGACATGGGTGACTTAGAAACACTTCCACTAACAAGTATTAATGATAGGGGATTTAAAGCATTTGAATTTAACCCATTAAGTGCGTTTAGACCTAGCTTCCAAGACATTGAGATTGTGGACATTTACCATGATGTAATTTGGTATGCACCCCGACTAAAGAACGGACAATTTTTATGTGTACCGATTGATGATGGACACAAACCACGCTGTGTTTATTTTGTTAAAGAAGTTAGTAGAAATTGTGAAATAATAGATTACGATCAGGCATTTTAATGGCAACTAAAACTCCAGTTGATGAGAAATTTGAAAAAGTAGACTTTGATTTATTTGATGCATTATCCGCAATGGATAAGAAAGACTATGCTTACTATGATAGATTGACTGAAGAACAACAAAAGAAGTTTGTACCGTATATGATGACCCATTGGATGAGTGCTATTAAAGCAAATGCAGGACTAAGTTCGTATTACTTAATGAACACTGACTACACTGCAAACAAGCATCTATTCAATGAGTACGTGCAGAAACATCCCAAGCTACAATGGTTGATGCTATGTGCGGCAAGCCCTGGCTTGGGTAAGCAGTTTCATCAATGGATACCTCATCTGTCAGGTAAGATAGCACAATTAAAAGAATCACCTAAAGAAAAAGATATTCGTGATTACTTTACTAAAATATATCCCAAAGCAAGTGGTGCAAATTTATATGCTATCAGTGAAGAATTTGTGGTGTCACAAAAGAAAAAAGTTTATCTAGCAAAAGAATTCCCTCATCTTAAGATAGAAGATATTGAAACACTAGCCGCAATCACCACTGACAAAGATATAGCACAGTATGAAAAAGACCACGGAAACGATTGAGATTAAACATAGTTGTGAATTTTGCAAACGTGAGTTTGTAAAAGAACGCACATTGTTTAGCCATCTATGTGAACAAAAGCAACGCTGGCAAAATCGTGACCAATTGGGTAATAGATTGGGCTTTCAATCTTGGTTACAATTCTATTCTAAGAATAGCATGAGTAAGACTAAGAACAAAACACATGAAGAATTTATTAAGAACGCTTACTACATTCCCTTTGTGAAGTTTGGTAACTATTGTGCAGATGTAAATGTTATTAATGTGAGTAGATATGTTGATTGGTTACTAAAGAACAATATTAAGATTGACAGTTGGATTAGTGATACAACATATACTAGGTTTTTGATAGAATATATACGACATGAAGATCCGTTTGATGCAATACATCGAGGAGTTGAGACATGTATGCGACTATCAGAAGCAGATAGAATTCAACCACATGATATATTGCGATATGGTAATGCAAACAGAATCTGTTTAGAAATTACTAAAGGTAAGATTAGTCCCTGGATGCTTTACTGTAGTGATAGCGGTACTAAATTTTTAGATACATTAAGTCCAGAACAAGTAAAAATCATTATGGATTACATTAATCCAGAACAATGGGCATTGAAATTTCATCGTGAACCAGACCTTAAACAACAAATTAAAGACACCCTTCGTATCGCAGGCTACTAAAGTTCGTCTTCCCTGGAAGAAAGGTGATTCTATAGCCCGATGGGACGAAACCTGTATATGGGCTATGGAACAGTTTGGGTTACCCGGAGACAAATATAGTACTCATCCCACTGAGAATTATATGGATTTTTATTTCCAAGATGAGAAAGACGCTATACATTTCAGTCTCAGGTGGTTATAATAGTGTAATAGTTGCTTGACTAAATATTATACTAATGAAGCCCACAATTGCCCTTTTTGTAGCAGATCCAAAATGCTCAGTACAAAGTTCCAATGGAATAATGAGTTCTTTGGGCAATAAGTATAACTTCAAATTATTTTCTAAAAATGCCCTAGAAAAAGACTTCTTTAAAGGAGTTGATATGGTTGCTGTTCCTGGAGGATTTGGAGATAGTGACAGTTATGAGAAACTATTTGAACACAGCGGGAAAAGAGTAATTGACTTTGTTAACAATGGTGGCAGATATCTGGGTATATGCATAGGCGCATATTGGGCAGGTTCGCACTATTTCTCTTTACTTAAAAGCGTAGATGCTGTACAATATCTCAAGCGCCCGGGAACTGATACACGTAGACCACATGCAAAGAACATGCCTATCACTTGGAGAGACGAGCCAATGAAAATGTTCTGGTATGATGGATGTGCATTAGTGGGCGATGACACAAAGTTTGAGACAGTTGCTACTTATAGTAATGGAGATGCAATGGCTATATTTCAAAACAGATTAGGATTGATTGGGTGTCACCCAGAGAGTCAACCATTCTGGTATGAAAGCTATAGCTGGATGAAAGCACATTACCATGATGGCGTACATCACAAACTTCTATTAAATTTTACGAATGAATTAATGCAACGATGAGAGGCTATAATCCGGCAGATGAATCCTTTGAAGAATGGGATCGTGACCGAAAAGCTAGAAGATGGAAGTATTGGGCGGCTGTACGAAAATTGAAGGCTCAATTTGATAGAAAAGATTCTAGCTTACTATTCAATCAATGGATGTTACAAACATTTGGAATTAGAATCATTTACAATAATGAGGGGCATTTAACTGAAAACTATGAAGTTATTGACGAAAAAAAATATCTATTCTTTGTACTAAAATACCTATGACACTAGAAGATGAAATTGTTGAGAGTTTAGCCAGAGAATACTCTGAACAGCTTGACTTTGATATTACAAAAGACTTGTTGACTGATTCAGGTTGGTACACTATTGAGTTGTCAACGTTGATAAGTAGAGAAAAGTCAATTGATATCAAAGATTGGGTATCAGAAAAAGTTAAAGAAGGTTTTGTATCCAGAGGAAAAACATTTATATTCAAGTCTAAAAAAGAAGCTGAATGGTTCAGTCTGCGATGGCAATGATTAAAAAAAGACAAATGACTAATAAGTTATATGGATCTAACGGCGGTTGGGCGGCAATACGTAGTGTGAACTATGCAGGCATAGGATATGCGTATGACATGCCCTATCATCAGATTGATC